TTAAATCCACCTGAACCATCTGCTACAAAGTTCTCTTCTGTTTGATTGAAATGAGTACTAACAAAAGGAGCTGTCTTAACATTACTAGGCTTATCTAAAGATTCATACCCTGTCTCTATATAAGCAGTAGGGAAGTTTGAACTGAAGTCTTGGAAGGTAGCATCTGTCTTAAACCCAAAGTCTACACTATAGTCCTGAGTAGAAGTAACTGCTCCACCTGTGATAGTTAAATAAGTTATCTCTGTCTCTTCTGCGTGACTTCTTGTGCTCACACTATCCACTAAGAAGTTACCTGCACCTTCTGTTGAAGTAGCATTATATTCTTGAGGCCATATACCACCTGATCGTAAATCAAACAGCAAAGACTTATCTTTCGCATGTTTATAACTCGTAGCTGATGTTTGATCTGAAGAGGAGTAGAACCACTCTATTTGTTTCTTTATTCTATCATATGTACCATTAGAGTTTTCTTTGGGTAGCTCACCTATTGCATTGTAAAAGGTTTGCATAGTTCCTTCAATGATACTTGTAGCTTCTGCTTTACCAAACTGATTAGTTCTAACAGTGAAGATACCTTCCTGTGACCAGTAGTAGTGGGAGTCTTCTACTTGTACAACTGACTGAGGAGAAGCAATACCTGAGTTAGATATTCTCTCTACAAAGTGATTAGTTGCACTGAACCCTGTATCAGGACCACTAACAAACCATACACCATTCTGTGCATAGACTACAGCTCCACCTTGAAAATTCATTACTTGTTTAATATTAACAGCATTGTTAATTGGTATAACTCCACCATCTGTTGCTAATAGGTCAGAGAGTTGTTCTGCTGTTGGGTCATTCTTCTGAAAACATCTGTTCAAGAAATCTATTGCTTCCCCTTCCATTACTTGTGAGAAGTACAAGGAGTTGTTCATACCAAAGAATACTCGTCCTGCTGCGTATGTACAGCATACAGGTCTTTCGTCTATTGTTTCTATGTCAGTCGTTAAAGCCATTTAATTCCCTATGTTCCTATGGTATTGATTCGCCTGGGTCTGGTGCGCCACCTGCTGGACCTCTACCGCCTCCACCACCACTACTAGATGAGCCACCTGAAGTCATACCAGAGATTGAAGGGTCAAGCATAATAGCTGCTCTGTCTATAGCAAAGGCATCTACAACGTAGTGCCCTCTACCTGCTGGTGTACTACCGAAGGTTTGATCTCTTAACCATTCTGCATCAAAGATGAGATCACCTGAACTATCTACCATTCCTAACCAAACAATGTCTGAGTTAGAAGGGTATTCACCTGTCCATTGTGTCTCATATTCTGCTATTGGATCTGATTCTGTCTTACTAGCGGCTGTTAACCTTCTTTGCTTATACCAACCTTGATTGTATAAGTTGTATGTATGATCATCTACAAGAGTAGAAGGATGTTCATCTATCTCTAAACCATCTTCTATACCAATTGTATCTCTTATCTTGATTGTTAGAATGGTAACATCTAAAGTAGTTCCATCGTATTGAACCAATACAGGATCTATCTGACCAGAAGTGACTAATAGATTACCCTTTACATTGCACATACCAACTCTAGTAGGTTCTAATAAAGCTGCTGTGCCTTTAACTGTTCCTGATAAAGCACCTGTTAGGTCATACCGTTCTGCGTGAACTGCTGTACTAGGATCTGATAAACCATCAGCATCATAGAAGTATAACCATTCTGCTACTTGAACTACAATCCAATCTAAATCAGGGTTTGAACCTACACTCTCCCATAAGAAAGATTGTATGGCTACATCGTGGTCACTTGCATTTCTTGTATCAGCTAACCGCTCTAAACCTGAGATAGCTACACCTTTACGAGGTCTAACCATCTGAGGATTATAGTCTATCTCTACATTAAGGAGGTCAGGACTATGCTCTTGAGGGAAATGTAATAGATTAGCCTCTGTATTCAATCCCTTTACAGGGAGTACATATTCCTTATCACCTTTAGCTGAGGGCATATTCTATTTCTCTGTTAGTTTACTAGGGCGCTTCTTAGCTGCCTTCACTGCTTCTTTAAATTCGTCTTTCTCTGGTTTAATTTCTCTAGAGAGATAAACCTTAATAGCATTCTCAATCTGTCTAGGGTCTGACCATCTACCTTGTAACTTCTCTGGTAACTGACCACCACCTACGAACATAATCTCATACAAAGCTTCATTCTCTGGAACTCTGTATGCAATCTCTTTACCTTTTAATGTCTTTCCTACTACAACTGGGTCGTGTCTGCTCATCTTCCATAATTCCTTCGTCTTGTGTTAAGTCCATCTGAACCAATTCTTTGTTTCTTTCTAGCTTTGATAATACCCATTCTTGCCTTACGTGCTGCTGTGAAGCTAGGCTCTTCTCTTAACACTTCTGAAGCTTCTGCTATAACAGCATTCAAGTAAGTGGTGTGAAACCATTCAGGTAAGTCTATGATGTATGTATCGCTAGGAGTCCAACTTCTCTGCTTAGAAACTACAACACTAGACTTGCTAGCTTGTAGTACACTGTCTACATCTGAATTGAATGAATCGAATACTAGGAGTGAATCATCAAAAGAGGTGAAGAACTGAGGAGCTGTCTTATTCTGTATTACCATTTGATAACCACTTGCATCAGTGACTATCTGTGTATTTGTTTGATTTGTACTTCTATTACCAACTGCTGTTAAGAACTCTTGTGGTCGGTAATAAGGAATGTCAATCCAATTAAGGGTTGTAGCGCCTGCTTCTCCAGTAGCTACATTGTACATCACCTGAGTATCCAATATCTTTAAGGCTGTATCAGGGAGTTTTAAGTAATTAGGTCTTGTTGAGTCAGCTAATGATTCAAGCTGTACTAGTTGTTGTGTTAAATCTGATGAGAATATATCGTTAACTAGGTCATGGAAGACCTTCTCACAGATAGAGGCTACTTGCTGAGACTCTATAGTATCATCAATAGTGGCTACCCTGAACCCATCTGAGTAGTCCATGTACTTGTTAACCACTTCGAGTAAGGTTAATGATGCCATTATATATATCCTTTTGCTTTATGTAAAGGTTTTTCTTTACCAATGTTATAAAAGGGAGAGAAACCCCTCCCTAATATGTTTCTTGCTAGTCGATATACTCAACTACTAGGGTAAACTCACCACCTGAAACAGTACCGCCAGTCACTACAACTACAGCAGAACGTTCAGCTAGGACAATACCACCACCAATCTGAGCACCATCACATACGATAGTTGTGTTAGCTAATAGAACAGCTTGAGCCACTGCGACATCAATACCATCTAAATCAACTACACCGCCACCATCTGCTTGATATGTACCAATGGTCATAGTACCTGAAGTACCTGTCATTGCTGAATCAACGATGATATGAGCTGATACAATTTGAGAGCCAGCAGGTAATACCGCTACCATCTCATTGTCAGCATCTACAGCAGGAAGGTCATCATAAGAGAAAGAATATTTAAGTTCCTTCTTCATACCAGATGATTGAACTTCTCCACCGAACTTGTTTTTACTTGGTAATGCGCCAAAAAATGTCTGACGACCACCTACGTTTTCTAAAGCCATGTTATCTCTCCTATGAGTTGTCAGTGATTAAGCAAATTAAAGATTCTGGTCTATACAACGCAAATCCCCAATAAGCAGTAGATGACCATGCATCACGCTTCTTGCTTTCTTGACGCTCAAATGCAGCTGTAGGTCGTTGACGGATAACACCCATCATTGGCTTACAATCTTCATCAGCTACGCACATTGCAATACATACTTCTGAACCAGCTAATGTTGCAACTGAGTCAACTGTCTCTGAAGCAGTGCTGACAGGAAGTAAGTTAGATACAAAGATGTCGAAGCCATGTATATTACGTACAAAGCGGTGACTCTTAGCGAAACCAGTTTCTAATAAACCTTCAAAGCGAGGGCTATCTGCTACTAATACAGCACCAGTAGAAAGTAAGTTAAGCTTGTGTTCTGTCTTAGCATCAACGATAAGAATACGTCCACCTTCAGGAGTATTAGACTTATCGAAAGAAAGCTTTAACTGAGCGATAGCATCTACAAAGTTCTGAGCTGTATAACCAGTAGCTAGAGCGATACGGTGAGGCTGTCCGTTGATTGCGTTAGTGTTAGCCGCGGTCTGTGTGTTGTTAGCAGCTGCGTATAAGTCAGCTTCCATACGCTTACCGAAAGCATAAGAACTTTCTTTAGTACGAGTAGACCATAAGCGATCTGCTGCACCACCAGCTGTCATACGTAACTTATCAGTAACGTAGAAACCGTCCTGAACATAATCAGTAAGAGCTAGAGTGATACGTGAAGTATCAATTGCTGAATAGTCAATATCTGAGTTTTCTGTGTAATCAGAAAGAGATGCTTGACCGATTTGATCTACATTAAACGTGTCTCCGATAGGAAACTGAGAAGTAAGATCGTTCATGCCAATCATTCCAAGCAAGTTATCTTTGTAAGACTCTTGTAACATCTCACCGTAGATTTGCTGCTTGATAATGTTAACACTATTACCAGTAGTTTGTGCCATTGTTTTATTCCTTAGTTAGGGTTGTTTTAGTATCGTGCGCCAGCTTTTGCTAGTGCATCCATTACTGTGCTTGAGGTTACACCTTTTGAATAGTCCACAAGTTTCTCAGGAGCATTGTGAGCTATCGTTCCAGTGTTAAATGAACCCGAAGGGGTTGCTTGTGATGCAGGAGAAGATACTTTCATTGTTTCAAGTAACAACTTAGCTGTTTCTGGATTCTTAGCCATGTTAAACAAAGCATCTGAGCTAATACCTAAGTCTTTAGCTTTTGCTGCCATTGCTTCGTTAGTCTTGTCTCCATAAAAAGCTGCTAGTTTTTCACCTGTTTCTCTGTAAGTATTCTCGCTTAACGACTGAGCATTGCGCTGCGCTTCTTCTGCTCGTTGGTTAGCTAGATACACTTCCATCTGCTTTGTAGCAATCGCTCCGATCTGTTCCTCACTAACT